GGCAGTGAAATTACATTTTTCAGATCAGGCAACGGGCGTTTGCCTGGGTTGCCTGTCTTTCGTTTTTGTTCAGTCGGCTTTGCTGGTCTGCCTGCCATTGTTTCATCCATTCGCTTCAGTAATCTAACGCCCCCGTTAGTTTGATTGCCTTGCTGATTGGTAGAAAGCCAACGACCTTTTCAATCTGCTCGCTCTTGCCAAAGTCAGTTGATGCTGGCATCCAATGTGTGTGCCAATCAATTTCCTGCAACGATAAGTTCCAGGCATAAATTCCAAGCGGTGTTGAGTTGATATACACGGCGTTGTAAAACAGATGTTCAGCTTTGGCGATCAGCGCATCAAACTTTTTCTTTTCAATTGTCATTTCGTCATAGTGCGTGCGCCTGCATTTGAGTTCAATTACCAGCCGCGATTCATCGCTTACGCAATCGTGCGTGCTGAACTGGTTTTGGCTTTTTTTCAAATCGCGCAGGTAGTTAGTTTGCAAAAACTGCAACAGTTCTAATTCGGACATTTCAGGCAAACCCCCCAAATCCCATTTTGCGGAACTCTGCGTTTGCAGGGCATCGGGGTTTATACCCCGCACGCTTACGCAACTTTGTACCCGTACCCAGTAGCGCCTACGGGGGCTATCTATTGCCTTTTTGTGAATTGTGTGATCTGCATAAGATGCGCAGGTTTGTAATCTCTAGCTTTAACCACGGCGCTTCGCTCAGCGGGATAATGTGATCAACAGTTAAATCTTTATTCTTACACCCAGCAATTGAACAATAAGGTTGCTGCTCTCTTAACTGTCGGCTTAGCTTGTTCCATTGGTAATCATAACCTCGTTGGCTGCGTGTTGGTCGCGCTCTATCTTTGATGCGCTGACATTCTAAACATCTACTTGCCCGCACTACTCGACCACAACCAGCACACGGTCTAGGCAATACCATCGTGGCGCTCCAAGTATTCAATTGCATACGATAAGAACACAACAGAATCTTTGAACTGACCTAATCCTAAGTTGCAACTGTTGCACAACAATCCACGCACCTGATTGGTTTCGTGGTTATGGTCAACACTTAACTTCCTGTTGAGTTCCTCTGCATTGATTCCACAAATAGCGCAAGAGTTATTCTGTTCTTCAAGCAAATCTTTTCTATGACCTGATGAAATGTTGGTAACTCTTTTGTGTAAGTTTCTGCAATCATTGCAAGTAGTTCTTCTTTTGTTAGGTGTTCGCTTATCGTGATGAAACTTTGTTAAAGGTTTATCTGTGTTGCATTTCTTACAAAACTGCGTGTTACTCATCATCCTCTGTTAGTGCTTCCAAATCCTCATTGACAACCACATATCGGTTGTAAGCATCAAGAGTTGAGTTAGTCGCTCTTAACAATAATGTTTCGATTCCTTCAAATGACATTGGCTGATCTGTCACAATGTCTGTTGACACATCACCGACTGTTACCGCAATGCTTAGCATTTGGTTAGCTCCAATCGGCTATCAAGTAGATCGTCAATGAATCTATCAACGATGTGTTTCTTTGAATCAATTGTTTTGGAGCGAGTATCTACGGCGTGTGATAACGCCTCATCTATCTCTTGTATTGTTTCGGTATCCATACCTATCCCATAAATGAATAAAGCCCAAACCTATTGGCTGGGCTGATTAAGTGGATGGCAATACCTGTTAAACGAAAGTGTAGCAAACAGATTAGAACTTTTCTGTCAAGTTTTATCTATTGGCAATCACTGCTGCCAAGTCGTACATCTTGCCATTCTTGGCAATGCCATTGGCCTTGATGATTTTATGCACCTGCCGTTGGCTAATGCCCAACCACAAAGCTATGGCCTCAACATCTAAAAAGAACTTTCGGTTGGGGTTGCTCATTGCCAGTGCCACCAATCGCAACACTGTCCAGGATTGTTTGCACCCAAAGCAACTCACATCTGCCATAAGGTTTTCGGCATCAATAACTACATACCTGCCACACTCATCGGTTGGGCAAGGAATCCTGCGCGGTTGCTCAACAAATTGCTTTGCAGCAGCCATACCTTTTGCGTGTTGCTCTTTGATCTCATTGTAGAAATCTGCTGCCCATTCCTGGCCAAGTGTCCATTCAAGGTGGGCAAGTTGAAAGTCGCAGGCAACCTGCACTTCCATATCGGTAGTTGGTTCCTTCTTCAGTAGCGCAGGCGGTGTCAACTGCCGTGCGCTGCGAATCTCTGACTCCCAACTATGCAAGATGCCTAGCAACTCAATTGCCATTGAGTAATCAAGGGCATTGACATTGACACCGATGGAGCGTTCGGCGCTGACGGTGCCACTGCCTGATCTACCTGGTGCAATATGAAACCCTGCCTGATACTGCAACTCAGGAATAGCGCCAAGCCAACTGGTGATTGAACTATGGCATCGGCGGCAGGTTGGCGTGGTTGCTGGGCGTTGGCAAATGTTGCAGTTCAAAATGGCACCTCACTTGTTGTAGTTGCAGTTTGTGGTCGCTGGAAGTATTGGGGTGGCTCTTGCACAAAAATAGTCATTGACCTGCAGGTGTGGGTGGCAAGAACGATTGGCTCTTTGGCACCCATCCTGACTGGGGTACGGCGTGTAGCTTCAAAGGATTGGCTGGTTCGATGGATTTCATAAGTTGCAATGCCTGTGGATAACTTTTCAATCTCTTGAACAATGTTGAGTCGGTCTGTATCAAGTTTGATGTCACATCGGCTCGATGCACTGACCCCTGCCCACACTAGGTTGCCACACTTTCGGCAGTTGATAGGTTTGAAATCAAGGTCACTCATTAGGCTAGTACCGTCATTCTTATTATGCCACCCTTATATAGGGTGGCCTTAATAAGGTAAATCTTTACCTTAATAAGGTAATTTTTTGCGGTACTAGAATTCACGCTCAATTTGCCACCTGATCTTGCTGCCAATCTCCGAAATAATCGGCGGCAAACCACACTACAGTTCGGCCAACTTCGCGTGTTTTTACCTTGTGATTTCGCAGGGCAGCATCACGGCCAGCCTTCAATCCTTTATCGTCATAGCGCTTTCCTAAAATGTCTGATAACTGAGAGGTGTTCAAACCAGGGTTAGCGGTAACGGCTTCAATCCACATATCTTCAAGGCCACGCTTCTTGGCCATTCGTGAATCAACACCGCCAAGAGTCAATGAACGGGTGGTTTCGTCAAAGGTCAACTGTTGTTCCTCTTGAAGCACATCGCGGCCATCAGCGCTAAAGAATCGGCCATCATTGGTCTTTTTCAATAGCCAACGCACATCTGCCCAGTCATCAAGGCGTGTAGCTCCACGGGCGCGATCTATACCGTTTTCCTGCGCTCTACCTGTGTGAATAGGCAAGACAAGGTTTGAGACACCTGCACGCTTTTTAACAACATCAAGGGTATCTAAAAACACGCCAACATCACTATTTGAGTTCTCATCGCCTGAACCTGTAAAAGCACGGGCAAATGGGTCAAGAATCCAAGTTTGGGCTTCGCAATCTTTAAGAATAGAAACAACAAAATCCTCAACTTGTGGAATGGTCAATGGCATCCTTTCGCCGCGAAGGTGGATAAGTGTAATTTTGTCACTATCCTCAATTGAGACATCATCCATCCAATTGCGATATTGATCTTCACCTACCTCATAATTGAAAATGACGATTCGCCCAGGATGAACTGGTGCATCAAAGTAATTAAGAAATTTGGTGCCATCTGCCAGTGAGCGTGCCAATGAGTTGATTAAGGTGGTCTTTCCAGCCTTGTATTGAGCCGTTAAGGTCACATTGGCTCCCGTTGGGAACACATCCTTGATTGTCCACTTAACTTCTTGACGGGGCAGTTTAAGTTCTTCAGTAAGGGTGCGAATATAGGTAGGAATGTGGTAGTTCTTGGCAGCTTCTTCTTGGTCAAGTATTCTCTTGGCCTCGCGCTTGGCACGGGCTAATGCGATTTCTTTTTGTAAAAGATATTCTGCGCCGCCATCGCTACCCGCAGATGCCGTTGATTCAATAATCTCGCCAGTCTCAGGTGAGTAGGTGTAGGTGTTAAGTTCGGCTGGCACCGCTGCTGGCCCGCCATAACCCTTGAACCTCAATGCCTCTGCTGCGTGCTTAAAATTATCTGCGTGGTGCAGGTGAGCATAGACCGCAAACTTTGAATAAGACTTATTGGCCTCAAATGTCGTGCTAGTTGAAAATACATAAAAAGTGTCGTAGCCACCGTGGTTAGTGCTGGCGCTGATGCCTTCATCCTTTTTTGGTCTGCGCCAAAGAGTCTTTTCGGCTTGAGTAAATACCTTTTTCCAGCCAATTGGTTCAAGGATTTCTTCCCAAGTTGTGCGTTGGTTGTAATCATCGCCAGGTAGTGCTGGGTTGAACTCGCGCTTTGTTAATTCTTGTTTTGTAATTTCAGCCTTTGGCATCTCATCAAAGGTTGCCAAGATTGTGAACAACTCATTCATTTCGTGTGTTGTTATGGTTGGAATTGTCTCAATTGAACCTGCGATCATTGACCACGATTTACCCGATGGGTGGGCGGTGCCACCTGACGGTGCGCAAATGCTAAAACCACCCGCAGCGCGTGTTTCAATCAGGCAACCGCCATCTTCACCAGGCTTTGATGCCAGTTTGGTGTTGCCGTCAATTGCAGGGCCATCTACCTTTACAAGGAAATGAATACCGCCTGACGGTGTTGCCTCTGTGTAGCCGTCAACAATGCTTTGCCACAATTCTGTAAACCCAGCCGATTTGATTGCCTCTGCAGCTCGTAAATGCAGTTTCTGTTCTACTGCTCTGCCTTCAAACTCAATCATCAAAAGATTGCCTGAAATAGGGCCAGTAATAACACCTAAGCCCTGAACCTGCTCATTGTTAAACCAAGCAAGCAATTCATCTTGGGTTGGCTGGCGATCTTGAAACTCTTTCCACGAAGATAACCCTGGGCGTTTGGAGCCGTCAGGTGCCACTGGCACCACAACAATTCCTTGAGTAGCAAAGCGAAGTGCAGTTGTTAAAATCTCGTTAGTCATCCCGTTCCCCCTTAAAAAACTCTTTTTCATCTAAGTATGCAACCACGGCTTTTGCCATTGTCGCAGGTGATACTGGCAATGTGTATTCGTAGCCTTCCCACAATGCGCGAGCTATTAAACCTTCAAGTTCGGCTTTCACAATAGTAAGTCCCCCTTTGGATACGGTTTACTTTCTAATTGCAATTGTTTTAACAATGTTTTTTTATGGTTCTTGCCATTAGCTAGTAAATACAGATACCTGTGTTTGCCTTCGCGTTTGACTGGTTCCCAGCCCATTTCTTTTGCATCATTTGGCTTTATATTCACACCATTTTGGCGTGGGTGTCTAAGTCTGCCATCTTGATCTAAGTAAAATGTAGCCTTACCTGAAGTGCCAGTGTAAATAGCATTTGTTGCTTGGTAAATAGTTCCCAAGTGTCCTTCAGTTGCATCAGCAAATGATAAAACTGCATTGTAATTTGGGCGATCTTTTTTGAGTGCTTTTAATGCTCGAACTATAAACCAGGATTCACTATTCTTTGGCACCTCATCTAGCAGTACCAGCCGATGAAGTTCAGTAACCGATCTTTTGTGTTCAATACCAAATACGCTTGCGCATACCGCTTCGCTGCAAGGATTGGCAAAGGCACACACACCCACCAAATCAAGCCCATCAAACATTCCGTATGTCATCGGCCCATTGTGAATACCGTGTGAATAGTGGTGAGTTTTAACAAACTCTTTGCCCAATTTTGAAGGTATTTTGTCCACCCAGTAATTGCTCATCCATTGCCTCTAATAAATTCTGCAATGTCATCTTTGGTTTGATAATCAAGCCAATCAACCAATTCAATTTCACGAGCAATCAAATCTCTAATTTCTGCAGATATTTCAGTCATCTTCGTTAACCATCCGCGAGATAATCCACTCAACAACAGGCACGGCTACCGCGTTGCCCATTTGCTTGTATCTATGCCCATCAGTTTGCCCATCAGTCCAGTTATCAGGAAACCCTTGAAGGCGCTCACATTCCATTGGCGTAAGTCGGCGCACAACTGCAGATTCAAGGACTGTTCCCATCTTTTCTAAAGATGAACCAGTTCTTAAGGTTTGATTAGTCTCTGAAACTGTGTGGTTGTAAGCATCAAAGGCAAGAACTGGTGAATTGTTATTTGTCATTCCAGCCCTGAGTGTTCCGACACCTTCAGAATAATTAGCAAAATCTGATGGTGAAAAAACAACAACCGCTGGTGCCTGTTGGCGATCTAATGTATAGGCAGGTGCGCCTTCATCACCAATGCCAGTTCCGTTTTGATGCTTTTCTAATTCTCTTGCATCGTCAATTGGAAATACTTCAGGCACAATTACAACTCCGTGCCGTGCCTGAGAACTTGAAGTTAATGTATAACCTGGTTCATTAGCTCCTAGAAATCCTGAACCGCTAGGTCCAGCACTATCATTTCTACCAATCATTGCACCGTGCATAGGATAAGCAAGCATTGGCACATTATTGCCACCTGTACCCATTGTGGCTGTCAAAGTGTTAACAGTATTGTTTTGAATCCTTGCACCATCTTCTCTATGAGGTGCAAATAAAACTAAATGACCACTATTTACATCTTGATTTACAACAGTTGATTTGTGATACAACTCTGCAGGTATGCAGTTGGCTATTTCTCCGCCATTTGAGAGCATTGCTCCAATGCTTTTTGTAATTGATTTGGCAACACTTTTGCGCGTTTTTCCGCCCTTCGCAAGATACCCTGCGCGGCTTTCGGCGATAGCGAGTATTTCTTCAGGTGATCTCCCTGAGTCTCCAAGACTTCCGACAATGAACACTCTACGGCGGCGTTGGGGGACTCCGAAGTGTTGAGCATCAAGCACCCTGTAGGCGATGCGATACCCGCGCTCAACCAACGCTTCAAGAACAACGGCCATATCTGCGCCTTGATTGCTGGAAAGTAAACCAGGGACATTTTCAAGGATAAAGTTTTGCGCTCTTGTTTCGTCAAGCAATCGGCAGATTTCCCAGAATAATCCTGATCGAGAACCACCCAATCCTGCTCGTTTTCCAGCCACTGATAAATCTTGGCAGGGGAATCCACCTGTGATGATTCCGTTGCTTGGTTCAAATCCTGCTGCGATAAGTTGTTCACCTGTAACCCCCGTTATGTCTCCGAATATAGTTGATTGTGGAAAATGCTTTTTCAATACTTCTTGTGCTTTTTTATCTATCTCAACTGATGCAACTACTTTTACACCATTGCGTTCCAGAGCTAGATCAAAGCCACCTACACCTGCGAATAAACTAACTGCAGTTCTCATTTGCTCCCCCATCCCTCACCCTTGAGAACGATGCCCCCAAGAGAATACTTGCGTTGCATCAGCTTCTTTTTGCAACCTTCGCAGATAATGCGTTTCTCATCATCCATTTCAAAAAACACTTCAGCAATATGCCCACAATCGCAAGTGAATTCATAAAAAGGCATCTGTTCCCCCGTTCGGTTAAGTCTTGCGTGGCGTTGCAGGAATCGAACCTGCAGTTGCATCCCCCGATGCAATCCCTCATCTGTGAACCATCACAACGCCGATCTCTTGGGGCAGAAAGGACAGGCACCCCAAGAAGTTTAGTTAACTGGTTTTGCTCCCAGTTGTGCCAACAACGCCTGCACTGCAGGGTCATTGATGTTAGCAGCAGGCGCAGGCGCACCAGCACCCGCAATAAATGCGTTTGCCTTTGCCACTGCATCGGCATCGCCTGTTGCATCAACCAGAATCCACGGCGCTGACTTTCCAGGCTTTGCCGTTCCAGCGGCAATTTTCGCCAAAACTTTTTGTCCGATCTTATTCTTCAACGCGCTCTTGAGAGCTACATTGAAAAACAAAACTGAATCGTGATTGAAACCAGTATCCAAATCATTGATGTTGACTTCAATTGCATCGGCATCGCCGTGAACTGTTGGAATACCTGTTTTGTATTCAACTGGTTCAATGATGAGTAGGTGTCCGTTCAAATCGGCAACTTTTACCGATTCTGTGTTACTGCTAGGTGCTGAAAAAGCCATTTGGCTTTCCCCCGTTTCTTTTTGGTTTGAGTTGGGTGTTAGTTGTTTTCTAACTCTGTCGGCGGATTAAGTTCCGCCAGTTCTTTGGCAATGTCGTTGATTGTTTTGGCTGGGATACCGCACCCGCAACCGTCACGCTCACACATTGTATTCAATCCCATCTAGTGCTGGGCAAGGATACGGAACTAATACCGACAATGAACTGCACTCCTGGCATAAACCATAGTTTGATTTGTGCAGTTCCAAAAGAGCTGCAATATCATCGGTTGGATAATGCGCTTTTGTGATGAACTCTTTAGGCATTTTGTTCCCCTGTATCACCATTGCAGGCAACGGCTAAATCAGTGCTGAAAGGTCGGTAGTAAGGGCAATACATACACATACGGCTTGGTGTTGCTGGAATCAGCGCCCACATTTCGGGCGTTGTTTCAACATCAATGGTAGATAGCAATGAATAGACTGAATCAAGGCGAGCAAGGGCGGCTAGTGCTGCCTGCTCATCGTAATCAAACAATTCAATGTGCATATCCTCAATGGAACCGCCAGTTGGCAGATAAATCAATCCAACTTTGTTAACAGTTACACCTTGCTGGGCTTTTCCGTATCCGTAAAGCTGAACCTGAGTAATCTGTTGGGCGGTGGCACCTTCACTGCGCTTGGCTTTGACACCTGCAGGTGATGTTGTTTTCCAGTCCAACACATAACCCTTTTCTTTATCGAAAAGGTCAATGGTACCTGTTAGGTTGGCGCGAATCTTTACTTTTTCCTCAACTTCATAGCGATCAGGAAATGCTGCAAAGATATTTTCCAAAAATGAGTGGATGGCGGAACCGACATTGGCAGCCCAAGAACCGCCACCCGACTCATTAGCCTTATCCCAATCCAACAACTTGTAAGCAAGTTTGCGTACACATTCCTGCCCTACTTCAGATGGACCGATGTAAACCTGTTGGCTTCGCGGTGTCCATTTGCTTGCCTCTGTGATGATGTTACTCAACTCAAGTGCAAGTTCTTTTGCTGGTGTGTTCAAAGGTGTGAAGGCCATTGGATTAGTCATCCTCATTTACTATTGAAAAGCGACGAGAGGATGACTTTACCTCAAGTGCTTCAATAACCTGCGCAGGCAAGATTTCCCTGGCGCGTTTGGTGTCGAATCGTGTTGATTCAACAAATGACCATCTAACAACTGGGCGGTTCAAGAACATACCCATTTGATTGTCTCCAAGTGCAGCTTCGATGTGTGCGCGAGCAACATCTGCCACCTCTTGCAGTTCTTTGATCTTGGCAACGGCAGATTTATACTGCTCAAGCCAAGCGGCGGTGTTGGCATCAAAATCCACCACGCCTATTTCATTTTCCACGCTCATATTGACCCCCATCAATAGTACGAGTTTTTTAACCAAAAGGCTTTGGCAGCGCACGGGCCACCTGAGCCATATTTGCGGCCAATGTAGGCCAGTGCTGCAATCGTTTGGGCAACAGTTGATTTGCTGCGCTTCATTCCAAGATTGCGATAAGTACCATCCAACAACTGCCCCACACCTGATGCGGTGCTGGTTGGGTTGTCCTTATCTTGCCAAGCGCTTTCTTTTCCCATTATGAATGAGAAGCACTTGAACTGTTCAGTTGTCAGTAGCTCACGGGCTACTTCTTTTGCATTTACCTGCATCAAATGTGGTCGCTCTTTGTAGATGACCAATTGTGGTACTGCAGGTGGTGCTGCGATTGTTTGAACCATCAATGAAGTGCTAACGCTAACCACCACGATCAGTGCCAGCCTTTTGATGAGTCTTTTGTCTGTTGGTGTAATGAATCTGCTCCTTGTTCAGTTGCTAACCACTTGTTCACAACTCGCTTTGCATAACTTGGCGATGTGTGCAGTTGGCCTGCAATTTCGTTAACAGACAACCCTTTTTTATGCAATTGAATAATGGTAAGTGCCATACCTTTGAAGGTGACATTCTTATCCTTTACAACAACGGCATCTCTTTCGGCTGGCGATGAGCCACCCCAAATGCCGTAGGTAATCTGTTTTTCTAGTGCGTACTTCAAACACTCCTTACTGTGAATACAACTCGCGCATATTGCTTTAAGTTGTGGCAGTCTTTCTGCCTCTTGTGCGCGGGCATCGGGGAAAAAGAAATCTTTATCCTCAATTTCTGCACACTTGGCTTCAGCAAAGCGGGGTAGATCAACAAAGAACTCTAATTGGTTCAATGCTTTTCACCTAGCCATTGTTGAAGGTCTTGGATTACCCAAGATTTATCAATCCCAGCGTTTCGGCGCTTGAGAATGATGTAATGCAATGGAACTTCGGCTAAACCGCGTGCCTTTGCATAGTTTTCTGCCTCAACTTCAGCTTCACGCCAAAATTCAGGCAAACTTATTGTTTTCCGATTCTTGAGTTCAAGAATGTATTGCTTGCCACCGACAATTGCGACCAAATCGCCTTCATCGTTTTTACCCGCCTTCACCAAACGCTCACACAAGGCACCAGCACTACGAAGCCAACGCATAACATCGGTTTCAAATTGTGCGCCTTTGCGCCCGTTGGGATTAGCCATTGAGTTATTTAACCGCCTTCAATGATGGGTAACTGGTGCCAGCCTCACGGCTGATGCGCGAGAACTTAACTGCACGAATCAAATCTTCAGCCAAAATAAGTGCTTCTTGCTCTGTCATATTGCAAAGCAATGGTGCGTTCTCGCCCAAGTTGTCACGGGCATTATCTAGGTGTTCAAAGTAACCATCAGATTTAACTGAGCGATCTGCCGAATGGCGCAGTAAGTCCAAGTCATCTAATGGGTATGCCCCAACAATATCTTGAACCAAATCTTTGACTGCATCTTGTTCTTCAAGATAAATGGCAATGTGGCCATCTGAATGATTGTGAATTGAAAATAGCGGTTCGCGTGGTTGCTTCTCTAGGTTCATCGGCCTTCACCAATTTCAAAAGCTGCAACAATGATTGCGTACAAGGCAATAATGCCTATGAATCCGCAAAATAATCCTAACCAAAACATTTGTTTCCCTTTCCGTTCAAAGTAGGTGGGCACATACTACACACACTTGAACAGGGCAAGCCAATTAGACTCGCTGAACCTCAATCTGAAAAGGTGCGGCGGTGTTTATGTCGTATTTGGCTGCCACCGCAAGGGCATTGAGAATTTCAACCTTGCCGACATTCGGCACCGCCCCCGCCAATGCGCCTAGCGCGTAGGCACTGCCACTGCCTACCCCGTAAAGGCCATCTTCAGATTGGGTAACGCTCAAGTCATCGCCAATTTCAAAGACATTGCCAGCAAATGCCAACAGGTACGAATAACTGATTCCTTCTTTGGTGTAATCAAATCCCTGCAACTTAAACGCTGCAATGATGCTGGGAATGATCTTTCGACCCATAAAGGTAACTGGGTTGGTGCCATCGTAGGCTGGCGGTGTCCAGTTGTAGGTCAGAATGTCACCTGGCCTGCAGTCACCGCTTACGGCTAACAGGTATTTTTTCAGCTTTACAATCTTTGGCGTGCTGGGCGAGATGATGCGCTTATCCCCATCAGTCACCTGAGAGTCTGCCCCTAGAATGGCAAAATCAGGCCCCTGGAAGGCTATTAGCGTGGTCATAGGGCAAGTATAGGGTAAAGGTGTGGAAAGGCGTGGAAACCCTAGCAATTCCCCAATTCTTTCGGGTTTCCACGCCTTAATCTGACCCTAACACGCTCAAAAGCCGTTATCAAATTGTTACAAAGATTTTTGCCAATTTGGGGTCAAATGTTGCCCATCTGTATATACAGGTGCTATCTTTTACTTATTGGGGAACGGCCTCAATAGGAACGGATAGCAAAATGTCAAAGACAAAGCTAGTTGGAGATGTAAAAGTAACACTTTGTTTAACTGAAGAAGAAGGTTTAGATATTCTTGATGGTGGCAAGTGGTTATTGATTTGTGAGAATCACGGCGGAACTGTTCAAGGCACAAACAAATCTCGTTTATGGGGTTGGGCAACTCAACCTGAACAATTCTGCGATGGATGCAGAAATGCAAAGGTAGGTAACTAATAATGAATCTATACACCGAAATTATTGCTAGAAACTTACAAATTGATATGGAATCTGCAAAGAAAATTCAAGATTTCATTAACAATTGGTATGACGGATTCCGCTGGGGTTCAGCAACAACTAAGCAAATTGTTAAACTTGCTAAAGAAGCACAAATTGATATGGCTGACCCACGCCTTGCTGATCTTGTTAATTACAAGGCAGGTGCATAATGAATTGCCAAATGTGCGCTAAGCAATCTGCCAAACTTACAAATCGCTGGTATCAGTATGACAATGGAGAACGATTTATTGCATCTGTTTGCCCATCTTGTGCAGACTTGCACTTATCACTAATTCAAAAGGCAGGTGCATAAATGTTCAGCACCAACTACACCTGCAAGTGCAATGCCTGCAAAGAAACATTTGAATCAGTTATGAAAGTCAATTTATGTCTGCCTTGCTTTGAGGCATACCTAGCGAATTTGGAGAATAACTAAAATGGGTGCTATGAAATCTTTGTTGGCAGATGCAACAACCAATATGTATCACATCAGCGTTGATCTTAATGAAGCCTCTTTGTGTGGCAACCCTGACGAAATGAAGCAAGCACTTCGCAGGGCAATTGTTAACTCTGCACTTGCAATTGCATACCTTGAAGAATTGGAGAACTAAAAATGATGTTAATTGATGGCGCTTTATATTGCCAATGCGGTAATGGAATGATTCACAAAGCAAGTATTGGTTGGATGTGTACCGAACACGGCGTTACTGGAAAGGTTGAACAAAATGATAACTAAGCGTGGCAAGCGTGTGCGGGCAGTAGCTCTTTTGATTGGCGTGATTCTTATTTGGCAAGTTGCCAGCAACCTTTGGTGGGTTGGCATTGATGCACCCACGGCTGAGTTTCTTGGCTGGTGCTGGGGTTCAATGACTGAGTGCGTGGTTCTATGACACCACATAGATCAATCCGCGTTGATGCCGACTTATGGCATTTGGCATTAGAAAAAGCGCGAAATGAAGGCACCACCGCCACCGCAATCATCATTGAAGCGTTGCGCGATTATGTGAACAAACTGTAATTAGAAAGCACGAAACCGCCACTTGCAGGAACGGCTGCAGGTGGCGGTTTCGTTATGGGGGCGTTTTCGCGCCTAAGTCTTAATCTATATGTGTTGCAAGTTCAGCGCAAATTGCAGCGTAGGCGGCCAAATCAATTGCTGAATCTAAGTGTGTTGGCATTGCAGATAATCGTGCAAGTTTCATTGCTGCCATACATAAAGCTGCAACTTCAGGTGGCACTGCATCGCCTGGCTTGGCCGTTTCAACATATCGTTCTAAAACAATGCCTAACAAAACACCAATGCGCTTATGGTTGATGCGCGGTTCATCGTATGAAACATTGCGATCACCGTATGTTAATCGCTTGGCTTCATCTAATACTTGCCCTCTATCCATCATTTCCCCCTGTCTAAAATGGTTACTCTATATCAGTTTGAGCTACTTCTTCTACTACTGGCTCAACTACCACTGGCGCAGTAAATGTTCCTGTTGCTTCATCATAAACCCAGCCAATGCCAGCAGGGTTTTCAGGTGTGTATTCAATAAGAACCACGCCCAATGCCGCTTCGGTTTCCTCTTTGTTGTCTGCCACAATTACAGTTGAAACTGTATTGCCACCCATTACTGCAAATGTTGCCACTTTGATCTCCTTAGTAGTAAAGATAAATTACGCCGTTGCCGCCAGCACCTGATGTTCCAGAGTTATTGGCACCGCCACCACCACCGCCACCGTCTCCGCCAGTGCCACCTGTGTTGCCTGATGCGTTACCACCTACGGCTATGAAACCGCCACCGCCACCGCCTGCACCGCCTGTGTTAGCAGCAGTTGATGCGCTACCTGTTCCACCTGCGAACTTATCGCCAGTACCACCAGCACCGCCAGTTGCAGTTCCTAATGGAACTGCGTTGGAAAGGAAGGCACCCCCACCGCCACCAGCAATTAAACCTTGTCCACCTGCGCCACCTGTTGCGTTCGTAGCAGCGCCACCTGTCATTGCGCCACCACCACCGCCACTTGAAACTCCAGCACCGCCTGTACCGCCAGTTTGTGTCGTGGTTGCATTGTAAACACCAGTTCCACCACCACCAGCATAACCTATGTTTGTTCCAGCAGCAGCCGAAGGTGCTCCTGTATAACTAGTACCACTTGCAACACCTGCTCTTGCCGTAGTGCCGTCAATGCTTCCGCCACCACCAGCACCGCCCATAACTCCACCAGCAGGTGCAGTTGATGTTCCGCGACCAGCAGCACCGCCACCTGCTAAAACCATTCCATAAACAGTATCGCCACCTGCGCCACCATTGGCAACAGATACACCAGTTCCGCCTGCACCTACTGTGCAAGTGTTAGTAACAAAAGTCCAACCAGCAGAAAATGCTCCAGCACCACCGCCGCCGCCTGCGCGAGCAGATGAACCACCGCCACCACCACCGCCAATGCAAACTGCATACACTCTTTGAATACCAGCAGGAATTGTTACTGAACCACTTGATGTAATTGTTTGTTGAAGTTTTAAACCGAAAGGAGTATCACTAAATGAAGAATTTTGATAAATGTTCACGCTCATTGTTTGTTCTCCTTAGTAGAAAATGTAAAGAATTCCTGCGCCACCTGCAGCGGTTCCACCACCTGCACCTCCACCGCCAAGTCCACCTGCTCCACCGCTTGCACCTGATGCAGCAGCACCATTACCTGCAACGCCGCCGCCGCCACCACCTGCACCATTTGTACCTGCGCCAGTTGTACCTGCGCCACCAGCAGTTGCTGCGCCAGTCAAAATGTTTATGCCATTGCCACCGTTGCCACCTGTGCGAGTGGTTCCAGCAGTAAATCCACCACCTCCGCCAACTAAACCTGAACCGCCGTTACCGCCAAAATTTGTTCCTGTTCCGCCATTAAATCCACCACCGCCACCTGCTGAAATTGCATTGCCACCATTACCAGCAGTTACATTTGATGCTGATGATGCAGGGCTGTAACCACTTCCTCCACCTGAACCAATGTTTCCATTTGGAGATGTTGAAACTCCACCAGTACCACCTGGTACACCGTAGTAACTTGTCCCGCCAGCAAGTCCACCATTAGCACCACCACCGCCAACTGAACCACCTGCACCTGAACCTAAAATACCTGCATCTGTAACACCACCTCCTGTAGAAGCGCCACCTCTACCTCCACCAGCGATGATGTGACCATATCGCGTAAAACCACCTGCGTTAGAACCAGCAGTACCACCAGCGCCAACAATGCAAGTTGCATTTGCAAGTGTCCAGCCCCAAGCAACTCCACCTGCACCTCCACCGCCAGTAGTAGCGCCACCCCCACCACCAACGCATATTGCATACACCCAAGTGATACCAGCAGGAATAGTTACTGATGTTGTTCCTGCGTTGACCGTATGGCGAAGTGTTAAGCCGTGAGGCAGTATAAAAGATGTTTGCTGATTGGGTGTGATCGTATTAGAAGATTGTTGCCAAGATGAAACTTGCGTTCCAGCTTTCGTTTTGCGAAATATGTTTGACATTTATCTCCTAGTAGAAAATGTAAAGTATGCCAGCGCCGCCAGAGCCACCTGTGCTATTTGCTCCACCACCACCACCGCCGCCGCCTAAGCCACCATTACCACCAGTTGTTCCTGAAGTATTTGCACCATTGCCAGCAATACCTGCTCCACCACCTGCGCCGCCGTTTGCTCCAGTTCCAGTTGAACCTGTACCACCAGTAGTTACTGCGCCAGTTAAAATGTTTATACCATTACCGCCAGTACCGCCAGTCCGCGAACCAGAAGTAGTTGATGCACCACCACCGCCGCCGCCTGCAAGCCCTGAGCCACCATTTGCACCAACATTAGTTCCAGTTCCAACTCCACTACCACCACCGCCACCGCCAGAAATACCATTAGCACCTTGGGTGCCATTACCTGAAATAGTTGATGTAAGACCACCACCGCCACCTGCTCCTATTAATGAAACAAAACCAGTGGCTGATGATGCGCCTGCGCCGCCAGGCATTCCATAATAATTAGTTGCACCATTACTGGCAGTTCCAGTTGTTGCAGAACCACCTGCACCCAATGTTCCAGAATTGCCACCGCCTGCAATAATGTGACCGTATCTTGTATAACCACCATTTGTTCCTGCTGCACCACCTGCACCAACTACGCAAGTTGAATTAGCAAGAGTCCAACCCCAAGCAATACCGCCTGCACCTGCTCCCGCAATAGTACCGCCAACACTGTTGCCGCCACCTGCTCCACCACCAACACAAATTGCATATACCCAAATAACTTCACTAGGGATTGTTACAGATGTTGTGCCAGCGTTGATTGTGTTTCGTAGTGTTAAGCCGTGTGGAAGTATAAAAGAGGTTTGCTCATTAGGTGTAACTGTGTCGCTTTGCGCCCAGCTAGAAACTTGCGAACTAGACTCGCCCCTACGAATCGGGTTAGCCATTTACGAAATCCTGTTTACATAACCTGAAACTGTGACAACATTTGTAGTTCCTGCATAAGCTGCAACTGTGTTTCCTGCTGAACCAGTACCAGCCAAGATCAGCCCAGGCACTACTAAAGTCAAACCTGATTGTGAAGGAATGGTGATCTTAATGTCATCATCAGGTGTTGCAGTTCCACCGTATTGAACAGTTAACAAGATTGGCCCAGTAGATGAGTTGTAAGCATAAAGCCATACCTCATCAAATACTGTTGCAGATGTTCCAGTTGTGTGGATAGTTGTACCAGTTGAAGCAGTTGCAACAACCTTGATTGGTGTGCCATCTGTCTGAGCTGAAAAGGGTACCTTTGTGAAAGTTGCCATTGTCTTATCCTATCCGAACACTTGGTTTGCTAAAATGTTTCCTTCATCGTCAAATGCACCACCGCCACCACCACCGCTTGAGTTAATAGTCACTGTGCCAGTTCCACCTGTAGGGCTGATTGTAATATTGGTTCCAGCAACAATCTGTGTGACACCGCCATCAGCACCCGTTGCACCTACTGCACCTGTTGCTCCAGTAGCACCTGCAGGGCCAGTAGCCCCTGTTGCACCCGCTGCACCTGTTGGGCCAACAACGCCAGCGGTAAAAATTACAAATAGCACATTTTGATTGTTGGAAAAGCCAGTTGTTCCAGTTCCACCTGATGTTACAAATGTTACTGGAATTTCGACATAACCTGTTTGAAGGGTTGGTGTTGCAGAAA